TAAGGGTAAGTGCGATGTGAGAGGGTGATCTCATTGTGTTCGGAAAAGCTCACGTCTGTAGACGTGAGTTAACAAGCAGAGGTTGAGGACAAAGGACAGTAGTACAATGTCAAAAACATGCAAGCCGTTGTCTGTGCATTTACGATTGAACGATGGTTGCATTAGACAATTTACGGGGGAGGGGGGGGTTGTATTTAGCAGTACAGCTTTCTAACACACGGTGATGGTAGTTAGTGTTGCATACACGGCAGCATTCGAACGCAAAAGAGAAATCGATTGGTCGGCTGCAGTGCACTCGATGGTAATCCGGCAGGTGACAGGGTTGTCGACGATGCTGTGGAATAACAAAGAAACGGTGCAATTGGGTGTGAGAGAAGAGGCCGAGCAGAAGTCACCAGGGGATGCAGCGGGTGGCGTAGTGCCGGCGATCAGCTCAACAACATAATAACCTGGGTTGGTGAACGAAAGGTATTGGAGTCCAGCAGTGATTGTGGAATCAGACAGCCACATGACGAGGCTGCCTTGTAGTGCTGGTGCGAGTTGAGGCCTTGACCACGGGCCGTTGGAAGGCAGCAGTTCTAACATGTTGCTGCCGGCAGCGGTGCCGTTGGTTAGTGTGGCCAGATGCGAAGTCGTGAGCAGGGTGGAACTGCCCATAGGTGGTTCCGTTCCGCTTGACGTGCTAAGCGTGGCTACACAAAGACTTTCAAACGCATTGTCGATGGGGAGTGCAGGGATATTGAGTTCGATGTCATATGTGATGAATATCCGACCAATGATGGTGCCTGTCGAAGCGGGCAAACCTTCAGTGGCGACTGTGGTAACACCGTGATCATATAGATTGGGTGGTCCAGCAGCCCCGAGCCTGCGAGTGAACAGATGGTCGCTCGCCTGCAAGGCGGGATCACACTCGATGCCATGCATGAGTGATTCCGAAGGGTTGGCTCGGCTGTGAAAGGCTGATTGAAGCATGCCTTCCATAGAAGTGTATGGGAGCTCGTTGGAGTTGTATTGGGTGGCGAAGGCAATCGTTCCGAGAGCCATGTTTGCAGAAAAGTTACTGCTTGTGGACTCGTATGACCAGATCGCGCCGTGCAATTTCCATTCAGTGAAATGTTTGGCAATGTCGGATAGCCACGGGAAGGTGGCTGGGTCCGTGCACTGTAGGCGCAACTGATGCTGGAAGAAGCTGGTAGCATCTTCGGGGACGACAAGATTCTCGACAAACTCACGTCGTTGGACGCGGATGGATGATGCACCAGTCGGCGAGAAAGACATTTCGCCTGGCTTAAGTACGTTGCCATCAAGTATGAGGGAGTTCTTTTTGACGGCATAATCGCCGTGGCCGGATATCTCAGCGAGGAGTCTTCCGGCTGCTTCGCCTGCGGGACCTGCGAGAGCATGGCCAGCACTTGCAAAGCTCCCTTTCGGGATCCTTGACATTTGCTTGCCGGCCCAGTCACGGGCGTCAGACCAATAGCCACCGCGGCCGCGGATGCGCTGGTCGCGGATTCCACCTTCGGACATGAGGTGTTGTTTCCACCGACGTTCCTTGTCGGTTTTGTTGAGTGACCGGATTTTCGGCCGGTTATAGAACTGTTGCTTGGTTACAGCCATTCTATGTACAGAGGGAATAGTATACGTGACGACGAACTAAGTCAACGTCTCGTGCGGGTTAGGAGGAGGTCGATATTTCGCGACTTCAACCCTGCGCCGCCATCGCAGGGTTCCGATTGTTTATTATAACGCCTGATTTCGGGAAACAGGCTTGACGCCGCTAGGCCTGTACGCAGTTAGATGTGACTGCGAATGTTTGCGCCCGTGTAACAATATCCGCCCGGACCTTGTACCGTTCCTCATTTTCTGTTTGAGTTTGTTCGGTAGGGTTTCCAGTATGTACATGTTTGGCGGCACGGTATTGCGCTAGAAGGCCTGCAGCCTCAATTTGGTCCAAGAGCACTTTGTGCTCGTCCTTACTACGTTGTGGTGGCTCGTGTTCACGGTTTTTCTCCCGCTTGCCCTTGGAGGCTTGGAGCTGGAGCTGTGATTCCCACGGGATGCCATGGTCTTCGTGCCACTTCTTACTACTCTTGAAATGATCTCTGAGAGCAGAAGTCGCAAGTTTTGCCTTTTCCGATTTATTTTGTTGATCGGATTTGGCAGCATTGGGAGATGTAGTTTTGGCCTGTTTTGGGTGTTCGTATGTCACCGTATTGGCCTCATCTGCCACGCCGTTTGAGGCAATTTTGACCGGTCCAACGTCCATCATCTTTTTCTCATCTGGCTCTGGGGCTTCCCAGAGCAGAGGGCATGTACCGGTCCCATTTTCAAGCCAGTCATCGAATTTATCCCAACGGAACCCAGGCATTTGCTCCTCGAAAAGATCTTTGAAGTCAAGTGGGCTCTGTGGAAAAGTCTCGGTGGCTTTGAGAGCGGTGATAGCGAAGTATGGGTGTAGACCTTCGAAAGCAAGGATTTTGGCTTTGAGGCACTGCTGTTGTTTCTTGTCAGCCATCTCGAGTGTCTTCTTTGACCAAGGTCCGAAAAAGTCACTGTTTTGGTCGGTCGTCTGGAAGCAGATTGCTTTCATGATAACGGCTTCCTCAGCAGTGAACTGTTCGATGTCTAGAAGAGTGGTGTGGAGTTTTACAAGCGCACGGAACGGGTCCGAAATACTTGAGGTCTCACCACCGATGGGGTCGAGGTAGATTCTGCCGAGCATAGCGATCAATTTTGTCTTCTGAGTTGATTTGACAATGAAGGCCAGGTGCTTAGCAGCTTTATCCGCAGCAGCGGGGTCAAGGTTGGCAGTGATTCCGTCGTCACCGGAATAAATGCCGAGGCTCAAATAGGCCTGCTCAGGAGTGTGTCCTTGGAGACAGAGCGCTATGAAAGCGAAGAGACCAGTCAACGGCGTGTTGCCGTAGGTGGTGAAAGGGCTGCCGCTTCCGCGGGAGCCTTTGAATTCGTGAGCAACAGGTTTCTCACCGGGGTCGCCGTATTCAACCGTGCCACTGTAGTCCGTGTAATGCCAATCTTCGATAATCTGGTGGTAATCAGGATGGAAGAGATTTTTCAGAAGCATCAGCTCGATTGCCCTCTTTTGTTCTTCGATGGTCGCATCTTGAGCACTGAAGTCGGTCTCTGTAATGGACTCGGCTCCGACGCAAGTCTTAACGACGGCCAGGACGATTTCTTGAGGGGTGAGGCCGCAGGCAACCCACTGGCAAGCCTTGAGAGCTTGAGCATAGGCGAGTGCGATACGGCCACCAAGAGCTTGGGACTGTGGTGGAAAGGTGCAGATTCCCCTTGCGGCTTTGGAAGGGTCTGCCAGAACTTCACGCTTGTTGAAACCTTTGCGTGCCGCCAGGCGGTCACGCCAGACGTCGTCGAGACTATCAATGTCATATGTGTCTTTGACGCCAAGGAATTTAGCGAGCTGGCCCGTTTTACGTGATTCTTCGTATTGTTCCTCCGTGATGAGCTCAAGGAAACCCTCGGAGTCGCGTCCCAGAACATCCATCCGCACAAACTTGGCGAATTGATGGATCAGGTCGGCGATCTCTGTGGTAATTTGAGCCTCAACTTTCTTGGCAGGTTGACGAAGACGTCGGTTGACCAGATCCTCGTTTTGAGCGTGGGACTTGGCGTGGACAAATGCTCCGTTGCTTACAATAGCTGGCATGGTTGTTTTGGCCATGACATCTTTAATCTCTTCACCGTTCGCACTCGCTTCGGTATCTTGCCGAACGATTGTGGGGACGGGACCGTAACCGTAATTTCCTGAGAAAGCGGGTAGCGGTCTTTCGAGACGATTGAGAGCAATGCTGAGAGCGGCGGCAACGCGGTCGACTTCTTCACCATCGGCTTTGGAACTAATTTTGATGTTAGCCAGGCTAGGGTCAGATTTGTTGGTCGACAACGCTTTAGCAATGTCAGCGACGGGGTCAGCGATGAAGTGTGAATCAAGCGAGTTCACAAAAGCGACGGAGTGGCCACATGGAGTCTGACGCCTTTCAGCGACGAACTTGTAACCAGCGCCCGTCTCAAAAATGTGAGGCTTGCGGTGTTTTAGTGCTGCATCTTGCAGAAAGGGACGCACGTGCGCAGCGAATCCAGTGTAACGTGCATTGGGAATGATGATTACGATGGTCCTATGCTCACCGACGTCGATGCGTACAACCTGATGGCAGTAAACAATGGTACGACGGGAGTTGAAGAGTGCGGAGAACAGAAGCGCAAGGATGCAGATCCAATGCGCAGCGGTAAAACCGACTGTTTCAGCAGGCCAAAGATAAGTCAGGTCATGAGACGTCAGTGAGTATGTCAGATAGTATGCACCATCAAACACTGAGGTCCAGCCCGGCGGAATGCCGAAGTCGACCAGAAAGTGAGTCAAACCCTGGGATTGTTCATAAACGTCATAGGACAGCCATCCAAGATAAGAGCGGTGCTGGTGGGACTTGGCCCAGAAGAAACCGAAATTGATGAGGTTGGAGTTATGTTGGTAGTCCTGAAGAACGTTGAAGAGGATGAAGAGCATAATCATGAACAAGGAGGCAAGTGTGGTACGTGACCAGTGCCACCCGTGGGTGGTGGTCACAACGTGATCATTTTCAAAATCAGTGAGTGTGTCGACGTAGGGTTTGAAGCCTGCGCCAGACGTGATGAGGTTGCCTTTTTCGTCAAAACGAAAGTTAAGTTCGTCGGACGTGCCGGCGACTTTGGTAGGGTTCCACGTGTAGATGAAATGAATGTTGCCATCACTGAGGGTGTTATGCGCATCAGTGAGGTCCTTGAGGGTGAATGTGTCGATGTGTGAGACGAACGAGCCTGCGGGTGGCGGGCGGTAGGTCAGATGCTCCGTGAGGTAGGAGCAAGCATCTTTGGCGCTCATGACAGTGCGTGTACCGTCGACATCGTGCTTGCAGTTGCGGCGGGACTTAGACTCGTCAAAATGATGGAGTCCGTGCCTTTTAGCGATGGCGGCACACATGTTTACGGCTGCCATCCTGCGTTGGGCGGCACGGCCATGTACGTTGTCAGCAGCATAGAAAGCATCACCGAGCCGGAAAGAATCGGCAGTGAATAGCTTACGTAGCTCTTTAGCGTCTTGTTGCTCGACGACTGCACCAGTGGGAGTTGGTGCAAAAGGCCACCACTCTGGCTTCTTAGAAACAGTGACAGGGTGGAGGATGGTTTCGCCAGGGTAGAGGCGATCAAGCGCAGCAGCGTACTGCTCCGGAGAAAGCCACTTGTAAAACCTGCCACACAACTTAACGGTGGCAAGGAGGACGACGGGGATCAAAATGAACCCAATTGTATATACAATGAGGTACAGATGCGGATCACGGAAAGTGTGAATGATCGCATTGTAAACACAGTCTGACAGGGCCAGTGCGAAACTGGGTGCGTGCCAGACTGGCATGTTGCAAGTTTCTCTAGTAAGGCGAGAAAGGGGTGCCGGTGGTAGGTGCCGGCAGAGTGGGTGGAGGTCTGTATT